AAAAACAGGGCTTTCGGCGTGCATCACCTCGCCAGCCGCTACTAAGTTCCAGAGATCGTCTTCCGTGGCTTTATATACCTCCATAAGCAACTACCCTTCGTTTTGGGGTGTTGTCGCCTTGGGCTTGGGATTTTGCACCCATAATGCCAGCAGCAAACGCTGCTTGATGCACACTAGCAATACTTGGGTTAAACCAAGGTGCGCTAGAGATCATAAGCAGATTCTTAATCGCCCCGTCGACAATAACTTGGTAGTACCTGTCTACAAAAACATCACTAATTGACGTTGCCGTCAGTGTTGGCTTTAACGCCACTTCCCCAATGAGTCCTGGGTTTGTGTATTCAATTTCTGGAATAGGATTGATCACGATCCCGTTTAACTCTTCTGTAGACCTCAGATAAAAACGAGGCGCACCGTTGCGAGTGCGCCATTCTGGATCTCGGTCGTTCATTAAGGTCACTGAAGATGCCTCTAGGTCTTTCCGCCCGATTGACAGCTTTATGACACGGTGTAATGAAGTATTTGAGGGAAGATCAAGCTCGATCTCGCTTACGCCCACTCTGACAGCAGAGTCATCTAGCGTGTAACGATAGCAATCGGCCTGTTCGCACAGTTCCCGAACTGCGGTCCTAACAGAACGAATAATCGTTGGGTTAGGGCAGTCCGGTGCTGCGCTAAGGACTTCTGGTACAAAGTCCGAAAAGTCTGCCATTACCGCATCGCTCGGGTCGTATCCCAACGACCAGATTGATCTACGTTAGGCGTTGCAATTTGCTCAACCTGTACGCGATTGCCGAGGCTATTGTTAAACGCGGTGTAATGGTTCGCTGCACGTTGTGCGTTACCAGCGTAGTCACTGTCCTTAGAGTAAGCGCGATAAAGTACGTAGTCCAAAATGACATTTGCATAAATGTCATTTAAGGCAATCGATGCGCCCGTGTTCACCAAATCCTGTGGTGCACCAGAGTACGATAGTTCAATCGAGTTAGGCGTAGCAGGCTTCGGTGGGTAGACGTAGTAAGTGTCTGGGTTGTCTTCGTCAAAGATGTAATGGATCGTAGTGTCTGAGGCGACATCTTCGTACCAGTTAGGATTTTCAGAATCCATAATGTTGCGGTCGATTCGACGGATGGCGGGGCCATCTGTGTTTCGGATTACCGCTAACAGTGTCAACCCACCTGAAGGAAGTGCTTGCTTCGACCCTTCCACAGTAGTCGCATCTGCAACGAGAGAATTTGAGTTTGGTTTTATCAGAACGATTTCACGCTGGGCATCGTTGATCCACCCGAGAAGCTCATCATCGAGCCAACGAGTACCGCCCGTAGTGGTGTCCTGAAGAATTCGACGGGCTTTTGAAATAATCTCCGACCCTAGGATTGTTCCTGACATGTTTTAGCTCTCCTTGAGCATCACCATTTGGTTTTCATAGCCCAATAGCGAGCGCTGAGCTTGGAAGGTTTGGCATCTTGTGCTCGGTGCCTTGCGTAAAATGACCTGCGGCGAGCTTTGTCTTTCTCGCTCTTTGGATTCTTTCCAGCGCCTTTAACGCCTTGTTGTCCGAATCTAATGAGCTTTGTCGTATCCCCAACCTTCGCCACAACAACGTGACTTTTCTTGGGGTGCGATGGAGTCCGCCTGGGAGAGTTATATTTTGTAACTCCAGCCCTTGCTAACTTTGGATCTCGCCTTATAGCCATTAACTTTGAGAGACCTCGCGCATTGCTGCTTCCCTCAATTCAGCAGTTGCTTCTGGGACTAATTTTTTCAATACAGACATACGAGGCGTACCATCAGAAGCAAGGTCAGAACGATCTCCAGTTTCATAAACTGTTCGTACCGCATCGACAACTTGCTTTTGTAAGGTATCAGGTTCATCTACAGGTTCCGCAACAGGCTCAGGAGCGGGGGGAGCATCAGCTGCTCTGGCACCCATACCTAATGCCGCGTTAATCAGATCCTCTTGAAGAAGTTCCTTGGGTTCACCAGCACGTAGCCAAGTCATACGACCTGACAATGTGGCTACTCGAATATCTTTATCGCTTACCAGTTTCATCAATTAACTCCTAGTTGGGGGTGAGGCCCTACCTGCGTAGATTGGTAGGGCCTCAACTACTCGCTAAAGCGATTTACTGAAGTACATCCAGACAGAAGACACCGAAGTCTTCATCTTGTCCGGTGTAGATGCTGTTGAACTGAGGCTTCAAGAAACCAAGCATTTTGCCGACAGAGATACCCATTTGGTTCTCATAGTCGAACAAATCTTCGTCATAGTACGGAGCACCAATGTCTGCCATACCCATAGCCTGAGCACCACACATCAATACGCGGCAACCGTTCTCGGTTCCACTCGCGCCCCACTTATTACCACCAGTAAGACCAGTAGTGTTGTAGACGTGACGGAATTCGTGAACTACCAGACCGTCAACCATGACGCTTGAAGTCCCTGCGAACAGTTCGTTCTTAGCACCACGAGGTCCAGCGTTACGTACGTTCTGGATGTAGTCTGAATCGAGCTTGAGGTCAGCCATGACTTGAGGAGTCACGAATACGTGATAGACCTCTTCGCCAGCGCCAGTACGAATGCCTCGTACATACTGATCCTTAGCAATAGCCTTCATTCGAACGAGGGCTTTGTAAGAAATAGGAGCGTGGCCGTCAGTAGCGGTGTCGCCTGCAATGATGTCAGTACCGTTCCACTTATAGTGACGATTGGAAGTAGGAGCAGCTACGTCAGCAGCAAACTCAAGGTCGCTTAGGTTCTTACCAGTAGCAAGAACAGATCGAGCACCGCCGTTGTTCTTAGAAGTGTAAGCAATGCCTGAAAGCGTCAAGAAAGCGATCTGGTCCATACGATCAGCCATCCAATAGGCCAATACGTCGCGTGAAGTTTCACGGAAGTTAACGATGGACTTCTGATCAGCAACTCGGCCAGCGATACGGTTAGCATTTCTCATCTGGTCGATGCGAATTACCTTGTCGGCGCTGGTGATAGCTTCTTCGCTATCTTCCAAGGTGTAATCGCCAACAACACCGTCTCCAGTGAGGTCTGCGATCAAAGTCAGTACGGCGCGAGCGCCTTTTTCAGATTTTTTAAGTTCGGTTACACGCTGAACCATGGAATTTGGGCCAGAACCAGCGAACTGGTTAATGAAACTGTTGTTTCGGGCCATATGCCAAAAGTCGAGGCTCCAAGCAGTTTTCTGTTCCGTGGTTAGCGCAGCAAAATTAGTAAGAGCCATTAGGCTTCCTCCAATAATTTAAATGTCTGCACGTGGCCGTAATAACGTTTCGGCCTTACCTGAACGTCAGCCTTACGGAGCTGAAACCGAAGAAAACCGCCTTATTAGCTGGGCGTCAGCGTGGCACTATCGTAGAACCCACGTAGGTACAACACATTATAGGTAAAACCTATAAAGTAAACAACTCTCAAACTGCCTACTATTCCTTAGCAGTTTTTTTAGAATTCTTGAATGCCTTAGCCGTAGGCGCACCTTTCGTGCCTGGCTTTCGCATCTTCTCATTAGATCCAGCTTTTATACGTTTTCGCTTAGCATGGATGTTTGCGTAAAGTCCTCTTGAAGCCATCTACATACCTCAATAGTTAGAATAGGTTGGGACCGGGGGCGAACCCCCAGTCCCTGCGCCGACCCCCTCGACGCAAAACAGCCTAGACAAAGTCGCCACGTAACCGGGCTAGAGTCGCCTGTGGGAGAGCGGCGAACTCATCTTCCGACAAAGCGTTAATATCCACGCTTGCGGGAGGTTTAGTGCCCTGTGACGATTTTGGTAGTGTGGGCGGCTGTTGATTGGCGGCTGCTATGTTTTTCTCCACAGCCTCGGGGTTTCTCGTTTGTGCAACAGGTTCTCGCGCTGCCGTTGCCGCTCCTTGCGCCTGTGGCATATCTTCTGGCCTGTTTACACGTACTACATAGTCAGCAGCCTGCCGCATGGCATCTGCTGGCTCGTATCCTCTTCCAATAAACCCATCCCTGATTGCCAACACCTCATCTACCAATCCTTGGTCGTAGGTCTCGCTTCCAGATCTGAAGAAGTCGTAGGTATTTTCAAGTTCTTCTGCAACCTCCTGCTCAGTCTGGGCACGATTAACTGTTCTAACTTGGTCCTGCACACGTAAATCAATATTCTGAGTGGCAGTTTGTACGCCAGCTTTTACCGCGTCTTGCAGCATTGTTGCAAATAACTGATTCGCAGAATCAAGATCGCCTTCAAGCACCTTATCGAACATTTGCTTGGGGGCATCGCCAGGATCGAACGAAAATTCAGTTACTTCTGCTGGTTGACCTGATTCTTGCTGCTGAATCCGCTTCTGAAGCTCTTCTACTTGGTTTTGCAAGGCCTTTTTTCGAGCAATTTCCTTATCCAGACGGCTTTTCGGGATCTGGATAGGATCTTTACGCTCTGATTGGGCTTCTTGCACCGCCTCTTCAGTAGTTTCATCAGTAGTTTCCTCAGATTCAGCGGTAGTTTCTTCAGGTTCGGGCGTTTCGGTGCCCGTTTCTGCTACTTCTGCCTCTGGCTCGGGTTTTGATTCGGCTGATTCGGTTGTCTCGACCTGTGTCGGAGCGGATTCCTCGACGAAATCGCCTCTATCCACTTCTTCAACTTGCGCATTAGCGCTTCCGTCGCTTCCTGCAAATAGAAAGTCAGCATAATTTTCCTCTTGGTCTATGGCTTCAGCGGTGTTTTCACTCATTTAGGGGGTTCCTTTGTTGAACATTTGACTGGTAAGCGAGTTTTTCCCGCTCCATTTGGCGATTTAGCTCGCCCTTAACCAATTCCGTGCGGCGTTTTTCTGCTTGTGACGCACGATCTTGGATAATTTTGCCTTTGGTAGAGAGGACTGACTGGTCATAACGGCTTCGAGCGCTAAGTGCGGCAAGATCACGGCGCAGTTGTAGCTGTTCCCGTGCCTTCTGAAGCTCAACTTCAAGTTCTTCACGTCGCATTTGCATCGCTGGGCTATCAATACCGCCCTGATCCATAGATGCTTCGGCAGCGAGCTTCATGCTTTCGGCTTCCATCTTCATAACTTCAGCTTCTGCCTTCGCAACTTCTGCAACCATCATGCGAGCCTGCATCTCCTGCTGGAATTGCATCTGCATCATCTGCTCTTCAGTCATCTCGCCACGGCCTGTCAGTGATCGAATCTCATCTGCAAGCTCGAACTTCTTAGCCAAATGGCTGTATTCGATAATGCGATCATCAGGAATTGCCACGCCAACCTGCCTAAGCGACAGTGCCTCTGCAAATTGCGAATCTTCGAAGCTGTCTTTAGCAGGCATAGTGGAAAGAGTGACTTCGTACTTACCAACGGTAATATCGTTAACAACTTCTCCAGTAGCAGTTAGGAGATTTATAGCCAGCTCTTCATCCTTCTGCTCGAAGTTCATACCTTCTGTCGTAATACTGAATACCCGAGGTTCGGTATAAAACTGCTGAATAAGCTCTAGCAATTTTCGAGCGACGAAGTAGCGTGACCTTTGTAGATTGTCGAATGGCACAGCGATCTGCACCTGTCCACGCATTGTCTTTTCTTGCAGCGCCACACCAGATACTTCAGCACCTTCCATACCGAGCATGGCTTCGTTGATGCCGCTGATCTCTTTGATGAACTGCGCGCTTTTTACAGCCGCTCGCTCGATGCCAGTCGGTGGACGGTTAGGCTCGATCTTCTGCAAACCGCCCATGCGCCCCGGATTCATTTCGATAACAAGACCTGTTTCCGCGCCTTGGTCTCGAAGGTCATCGGCGTTCATGCCGTTTAGTGCACCTGCTTCAACAATCCACCCGCTGTTAGCTGTAGTGTTTAGGATGTGCAGCTCTTGAGATGACAGTTTGTTCAACTGCTCTTGCGGAGAGATAAGGTTACTTACAAGACCAAACGGCTTGCCGCGCCTGAAGTATGCAAAGTATGGAATCTTGGTAAAGGTAGCGTAGGGCGACCAATCATCGTGTAACACAACGCGGTCTGCTGTCGTCGTCCAACGTATTTTCTTTTCTACTTTCTGAACAACACCAACGCCAGTTCGAGCAGCGAACTCCTCGATCTTCTCCATGTCCCAGGTGTTAGGTGCACGCTTGGTGTCACCTGTCTGCAAATCGACAAATGAATAGCAGGGTTCGTAACGTACATGCTGTCGCTCGATTACGCGCACTTGTCGTACAGTGCGTTCCTCGTCATCAGACTGTCGCCATGCAGTGTGCTCTTCGTTATCCCGAGCATCACCAAAAGTATCTTCTTTTTCGTACTCAACTGAGTCTTGGGATAGACGATTATTGTTAATGCCTATATTTACAATCGAATCAGCAGCGTCTTGTCCATAGATCTGCTCGATCTCATCGACACTCATCCATCGAGTCTCAAAGATTTCTTTCCAAGTTGTTGGGTCGTATTCTTTAGCGTCTGGATCGAGTATTACTTCACGCGGGTCATCAGACCTAATGACGATATCCCCAATTAGGTTGTCATCGAACTCAACACGGACATCAAAGAATCCACGTCCGTGCTGGATAATCCCGTCAGCGAATACTTCGCTCTCGATCCAATCATAGTGATTAGCGTCTCGGATAGCGGATACCAGCTTAGTCAACGTGGTTGCCGTATCCTCGGTCCCACCTGAACGGGGTTTATACTTAAACTCAACCCGCCGGGATGTTTGTTCACCGAGGACGGCATTCACTGTCGACAAGATCATATTAATCGTTAGTGCTGGCCGTTTCTGGGACTCAAGTGCTTGTTCGTCAGCTGGGTCCCATTGTTCACCTATGTAGAAATCGTTGCAGCGATCTGCCATGTACAAGTAGTCATTATGACCATTGTCACGCGCTCGCTCGTAACGAGTCCATTGCTCTTCGGCAACTTTTGCCTCGGTCTCTTTATCTAATTTTTTGCGCTTGCCTGTGCCTTCGCTGTGCATTTATATCCCCTGTTATGCGGTCATCCACGATCCGCCGCCGCGCCGTCTTTTGCCGACATACTGATCTAGTTTGTCTTTCCAAGAAGGTGCTTTGGCTGGCAGTCGCGGTTTACTCGGTGCCATGTCCTGAATCAAAAGGCCAACCCACGCAAGCGCGTCAACGATGTCGTCATGCGCGCCAGCAGGAAAGCGTAGAAGTTCGTTCTGCATAGCAAGAGACCAAGTGCACTGACTTGAATCTGGGAACAATACTTTCCCCGCTTGCATCATGCCCTGAATCGAACGTGCCCGTGCCTGCTTATCACGTCGGCCTGTTTTCATAGGTTCGATGTACAGACCCCAAGCCTTCCGCTCAGAAATCTGCTTTTGGAGAAACGGCCCGAGACTTAGTTCAATCTGACCGCGCTCAAGGCCAGTGATCTGGCTCTTGAACTGTTCCCACGTGTCTATAATTTTGTCTACTATTTGCATCCCGTCCCACTTGCCTCGCTGCATGTCGACTACCCAAAGGTTGTCTTGGCGATCAAGGGCTACGGTAATTCCGACTGTAAAATCGTTCTCTTCTTTAGTGCCGATTGCCAAGTCCCACGCTGTGTAATAAGTCAGCTCATCGGCACTCGGCAATTCATTAAGGTCATAGAACTCAAACCAATCCCGCTGGAAGTAAGCACCCTCGTCAGAGACTGGATTGCCCTGATACAAAGCATTCCAATCGCGCTCACCGACAGCACGCCTTATTCGCTTTAACGCATCAACGTCGTAGCGTTCAGGGTGTAGGGCTTCACCAACTAGACGAAACTCTTCGTCATCCTCGGCAATAGCTGAGTAGTTAACAATTTCAAACTCATCACCACCTTCATCCATTGCCGTAATGAGGCGACCCGCCAAGTCGTCATCGTGCCACCTCGTTTGTATGACAAGTACACCGCCTCCAGGGGCAAGGCGTGTATACGCCGTAGACGTGTACCAGTCCCACGTGTTGTTACGCGCAGTCTCGCTATCTGCGTCTTCTCTGTTTTTTACAGGGTCGTCGATCACTAAGATGTGAGCACCTTTACCTGTAATCGCACCGCCGACACCCGCTGCAACAAGTCCACCTCCAGCGGTTGTCATCCATTGCTCGACACTTTGCGAGTCAGGATCGAGCCTAGTTTTAAATATTTGCTGATAAGTTGGGTCACGCATGACCGAACGCACTTCACGTGAAAAGCTCATAGACAGTGCGCCTGAATAAGAACAGGACATAAACTCCCAAGTGGGGTATTGACCAAGCACCCAGGCTGGGTATCGCTTCGACGTGATCTGTGACTTACCGTGTCGTGGGGGCATCACGAGCATTAGGCGAGGGGATTGCCTAAGAGCAACCTGCTCAGTGAATTTTTCGAGACGGTTACACACATCAACGTGCACCCAGCCTGGGGCGTAGTCTGGCGTAAAACGACTAACAAAAGGGAGGAGTCGTCGTCTCGCCAATTCTCGCTTTGCGAGTTCTGCTTGGGCTGCATCCTGTGCTACAAAACTTTTAGATCTTTTAGCCTCCTGCTCAAGTATCTTTTTAGCGAACTTCTTCGGATCACTGATCACTTGATTCTTAGGATTGAGTTCGCCGCTCGCTGCTATTTCCCGCAGCTTCTTTTTTGCTTCGTCAGAGATAAGGTCTTCTCGACACTTGGCGCAGGTCTTATCAACCAGCAAGGTCTCGAAGAAGCTATCACCGCACTCTTTGCACGGGAGCTTACCTATCTCATCCGTTATCTTCGGCAACTTCCTCTTCCTCTAATTCTTCCGCGTCAGCATCAACTTTCTCGAAGTCTGCCTCTTCTTCTTCCTCATATTCGTACTCAATCTTGTAAGAGTCGGGGTCAAGATCGATGGTCTCGCCAGCCAGTTCGATTAACTGCTCTTCCGTCGCTCTTTCTATCTGTGTGTAATTCGTAATCTTCTGGTTGACGTTAATGTCTATTTGTTTCTTGTTATCTAGATAAAGGTCATGGAGCTTTCCTAGCTCGCGGATTGCCGATATCTCTTCTGTTGCTGTAGCTGAATGCGAGTGGGCATCCAAAAGCATCGCGGTCAATCGTTCTCTGGTGATTGCCAAGTCACGAGTGTCGCGTTCCGCCAGTGCTGTTAATACACGTTGTCCTCGCGCTGAATTGATAAGTGTGTCGATGCGTTCACGTGCTGCACCTGTCTGGATTGCTATTGTTCGAGGGTGCATACCACGGTAGAAGAAAATCAGTATCTTCTGTTCTTGCGGCGTGATTGTTTTCAAATCTTCCGCGACAGAAAGTACGTGTATAAGATTCTTATCGCGTTCGCTAACCCGCTCGTTCAGCATTCACTTCCACCAAGGCTTGCGCCATCTCCACTAGTTCATCGTGTTCCCAGATGTTCCGGGCGTTGTTATAAAAAAGAGATACGATCTGCACGTTGTCTGGCACATACCCTTTTGAGTTATCTATCCTGTCGACTGACGGCTGCGCAGGATTCCTATTTCGGTCGAACTCGTAATACACACGTGTCATAGGGCAGCGCCAGTTCTGCCTTTCTAAAAGCTCCAATAGGAAGCTGGGCGAAAGGGCATATTCCAATCCCTTCGCTTTCGCACTGTTCTTGCAGTTGGAGCACAGTTTGTTTACCAACCAATTCGGGTAATAATTTTCCTTGTATTTAGTTTTGGCCATCCTTGTCCACCATCACGTCCAAACAACTTTGCGCAGCGTCGATTGCTGGAAGGAAGATGGGGTCGGCAAGCTCGTCGTTAGCTTTACGTAAGACGTAGATGGCGTGGGCAATTTCAACGGCGTGATCGAAAGCGGGGTATCGCGTTCTCCTGTTGTAATAGGAAGAGCGGTGGATACCGAGAATAGCTAGGTTTTCAAGAATCTGACCGTTCCTTGCTACCAAGGTCAGAAAGTTAGATCGCGTCGTATTCGTGAACTTCATATATAGGCGATACCTATAAATGTATTAGCGAATTTTAACAGCAGAAAACGTAAAAAAGAAATAGGAATTGATTACCAAAAAATACTCAAAAAAAATTTTTGAAAATTTTGGTGGATTTCCGGCTTATGTATTTTTCTACTAATTGGTACTTGTTCCATCCCGCTCCCCGTTTTTCTCAATTGAACCTTGTCATCTATGCCCTCAGTCGAACCTAGGAGGAATAACAATTTACGATCACAACGATCACTCAACAATCAACAATCGAGGATTAACAAATGAAAGAGCTACTAACTGAACTACACACGAAGTGGGAACTCGCCAAGCTAAAAAGGCAGGTACTAAAGGCATGGAGGAATTCCGACTTTGATACTGCAATGCGCCTACAAGCAAGGCTTAACGCCAAGTTAGATATGGAGCAAGGCATGATCTGCAACTGCGAACACTGTAATCATTGGAAGAGGATCTAACAAATGGATAAGTCACAATTCAAGAAAGCTTTTCAACAACAACGTAAAGAGGACATCAAAGCAATGGGTAATAAGATACTTAACAATTCACGACCGACAATTGACAAGTTTAAGTCGTTCGGTAACACCTTGTGGAACAACCGCTATGACATCGCACTCGGTGCAGTCGCCCTGGCAATGGGTGACATGATGTCGACTGTCGATGACATCGAACAACTGTCAGGTGTCACGCTTGCTGAGCTTGCTGACGATGGGGTAATTGACATGGTGCCAGGTACAAACTCTTAAGTATCAATTATCAATATGAGGTAAATGCCTGTTTCACGCCGTCCCCGATCCTCCGGGGGTAAATCGGCACTCCGGGGTAAACTCCGCCGTTATTGCGGTGGTTATTTATACAGTATCACCCCGTTATCCCACGCTACGCTTAGCTTTACAGGCACCACTGGATATTCACCCAGTGGTTTTTAAAAAAACCCACTTTTTTTCACCCAGAAAAAAACGTTTTTTTAAATTTCACTGAGCTTAAAAACTCTTAAAAGTGATTACCCCCGTAGGATTGCTTTTTTTAGCTTTTATTTATTAATTAAATCAATCACTTACAAACCCTCCGGGGTTATCTCCGGGGTAAACCACTGGATGTTTATCCACCTCATTTCTAACCCTG